ATGGCAATTTTAATAAAACCTCTATCAAACTTAGACATCAAAAATGCCACCGAAGGCGAACTACTACGAGATGGCGAAGGTTTAATTTTACAAGTAACAAAGAAAAATAAAGTTTGGCGTCTTGATTATAAAAAGCCTATAACCAAAGCGAGAACATCCATCACGTTAGGCTATTACCCGACTCTCTCGCTTAGACAGGCAAGGGAAAAGAAAAATGAACTCAAAGAACTCATCAGACAAGGTATTGACCCACAAGAACACAAACGCAAAATTGAGCGAAAAATACTAGATAATCTAGAAAAAACGTTTTACAAAGTAGCGTTACAATGGAAAGTATTTAAATCTTCTAAAGTAACGAAAGAAACAATGGAAGAAGATTGGCGACGTTTAGAATTACACATTTTCCCAACTCTTGCCGACATTCAAGTTGAACGTATCACTTCAAAGTTATTAGTTGATACCTTACAAATTGTCTATCGCAAAGGTCATACCTCTGTCATTGAAAAAGTACTGCGTAGCGTTGAAGGCATAATGGACCACGCCGAAAATTGCGGACTTATCGAAATGCACAATTGCCACAAAGCAAAAAAAGCATTTCATTACAAGCCTGCAGAAAACAATCCTACAATACCTATTGAAGAACTTCCAACCTTCATTACCAAGATGATGTTTGCCAATATTGAGCCATATACCCAACATCTGATTTTCTGGAACCTGCTTACTGGTGTTCGCCCATCTGAAGCCGTTGCAGTAGAATGGCGAGAAATAGATTGGGAAAACCGACTTTGGCGAATCCCCAAAGAAAAAATGAAAGGATCACGCTACAAAAAACGAGAGCATATCGTGCCACTCTCCAAGCAATCACTTGACATACTGCAAAGAATGAAAGCATTCAGCCGACATTCCCGTTTTGTCTTTCCACATTTTAAGGGAGGCGACCGCCCAATGTGTAGCGAAACAGTTAATCGAGCAATGAAAAGGAACGGCTATAAAGGTATTTTCACCTCACACGGAATGCGTGCTTTAATCAGCACACATCTTAATGAACAGAATTTTAATCCCGATGCTATAGAAATGGTACTTGCTCATAAAATTAAAGGATCCTCAGTAAGACGAGTTTATAATCGTCACGACTATCTCAAGGAACGAATAGAAATAATGGACTACTGGGGAAATTATCTTGAACAACAAGGCTTACGTTGGAAGCCACTTGTCTAAAAACAAAGCCCCACATCATAATAATGTGGGGCCTTTTTTAGCGTTCATCTATCAGCTTTTGCATATAAGCTCGAATTTCCGACCGAACATAAAAGGAAAAATTCCCAATTTTAATTTTCTTTGGAAAGTCTGGAATATAATACTCCGAATCTTTCCGTTGCCAACGGTCAAATGTAGCTCGAGATACTCCAAATAATCTCACTGCTTCGCCTAACCTAATGAATTCAATATCAGGCTCATTTTTTGTTACTAAATTCTGCTCATTACTGACCGCTTGTACAATTTCTTGTTCCATCATCTACCTCCGTTAAATTCCCCCCTAACACCGCATAGCCCGCAATATCTCGCCAGTTATCTTCATAACTTGGATTATTACCCGTTGAAATACGGGCTAATTTCGTGCAGATCATCTCTAACGCCTCACGCTGACGGGGCGTATAAAAATCATCAGGCACATCATCAAATAACAACCCTTTCATCTTTTGGGCTGTAATTGCCGTATCTGTAAAATCCCCGTACTGCTCGCCACGTTGGGCGATGGTTTGTTTAATATCAGACATATTTACCAACACCCCTCAAACTGTTCAGAGTATTTTTCTAAAAAATCAGTAAAACTGATATCTACAACAATTGAGCAAGTATCTTGATTATCATCAAAAAATGAAAATACATCACTCGTAAGAGGATTAGGTACATTTTTACAAATCAACTTAAAATACTCCTCATCAAAAGTCAATTTAGTAAACTCTCCTTGGATTTCTCCTGAAAGAATATGGAATTTCGCAGGTTCTCTTGATTTAGCTTTTCTCAGTTTATTAAACTCACCGAACTCAGAAATAACACTAGCAAGATCAACATATAAAATCTTATCCTTTCTGATATTAATAGGGCTAAGACTGAGTGTATATCCATTCTCAGTAGAAAATACAACAAACGCATTACAAGTAATAAAATCCATAACAAATACCTTCTGTTAATTAAAATACCGTTTTTCTTCAATAAGCTGTCCTCGGCTATATCTCACATAGATGCCGATTTGCTCATTACTGTAAATTTTCAGCGGTTTACCGTTTAATAAATCATCAATTTGATAATCGGTGACCCGCCCTCGCATTGTGATTAGCTCATTTTTTATCCTTTCTCTTACCTCCTGACTAACCTGATTATTTTTTAACCCCGTACAGTTACTGACACAAGTCCAAGGGCGAGCAAGCTCGCCTATTTTTGCCTCGCTATGCTCGGCTTGTTCGTGGTAGCCTAATAATTTCTGTTGTCTCATTTCCTCCCAATTTGTCGGCTTTCTGCCAATTTTCCATTCTTTTTTACGAGTAATAGCCACCGTACCGTTTAACTGGTTAGCAACACCATTTACTTTCTTACGGTCTTGTTGATATTTATCTTGCCCATACAAAGCGTAGTGCAGACGTACTTTCAATTCTTTACGCAGTACTAATGCACCACCTTGAAATTCCGTATAGACAGCCCAATCACCCACATCGGCGATTGCTCTTAAGGTATCAATTACCTCATCTTCCTGCTGTTCATCGCCTAGCTTACGACATTCACGCCACACCCCAACACTCGCCCCACCGATCTGCTGAAACTGACGAATACGCCACACACTTGCCCACGCCTCTACACGTTCTGCAGCTAAATTTACTGGCGTACCTGTCTCTTCATCTAATAGGTCACTCATTCCCTTGCCGTCGATATTTTTAGAAATATATTTTGCAAGATAAGAAGCTCCAGACCCCTTAGAACGATCTATTTTCTTAAAAGTACAACGGCGTTTCTTCGCCCCCGCCTCATCACCATCTTCTTCTAAAGCGTAATGCCAAAAGACACGTTTCAAGTCACGAACCTGTTCAGGACGGGTATAAAGGATTAAATGCCAGTGCGGTGTGGCATCGTGGTGAGGTTCGGCAACACGGAAACCATAGATCTGAATACCACGACGTTTTAATTCGGCTCGAATTTTTGCCCAAACACTGCAAAGATATTTCTGGGTTTGATGGGGAGCAGAACCATTCCACTTTGGATTAATACCCCCCTCGTGTAGCATTGCGTGATATTTTGACGGAGCAGTCAAGGTCACAAAAACACCCTCATCGCCATTCTTCTCAGCAATTTGGTCAAAACCATTCATTCTCGTCATCAGCTCAATACGGCGTTTTTTCGGATTACTATTTGACTTGAGCCACGTTTCTAATAACTCAACTTGTTCTTCATCATTAAGTAAATTAGTGATAATAGAATTTTTAATAAACTCAAAATTCGCACGGCGTTGTTGTTGATGGGCGTGCAAGCGTTCATTACTGACATATCCACCAGTATTAATATTCACCATTCCAACCGCAATTGCCAAATGCTCTTTCATACGCACAGCCGCACGTTTTAACTTATTATGCCAATAATTCGGACACGCCAATTTCAACAGCCCCGAAACGACTTCATCATTACCGATTTTAAGTTTTTTGGCTTTCTTGGCATAAGGAGCAGGGATCTGATACTGCTCACAAATTTCCACCAATTCAAGATACAACTCTCGCAATAACGCAAGTGCAGTTTCACCATTATTTGCTTGATGAACACACTGATTTCCGAACTCTTGCTGACGTTCTCCCATAGTGAACGCAAGCGTATTTGCCAATTGTTCAAGCTGATCTGGACGCTGATAACAAAGAGGGGTCAATTGATGATGGCTAAAGATTGCCTTACTATTTTTTACACGTTCAGCAATATCAGGCATTACTACCTTATAGCGTCTAATTTTTCGTTCCACACGCTCTTGATACTGCTCATTTGTTTCCTCTTTCGGAATAGCTTTCCAGTATTTTTCATCGTTTTCTGGCATATCTATCCCATCAAGAAAACTTAAATCTTGATAAGGTAAATGCCACAAGCTCAGCACGTCCGCATATTGCGACATCACCATTTTCACTCGAGGTAAGACCTCAGCCATTTTCTGTTTGAACCATTGACTTGCATAGTTAGAACCATAGGCTTTCAAACGTTTTTGATATAACTTGCCTAAATAATCGCTCAACTGACGGGGCAATTTATCGAACTGTGCTTGACGTTCATAATGATGATCGGGATCAAGCTCAAATAGATCTTGTTGCACCATAGACAAGCGGTGTAAATCGTGAGGTTTTTTACGAACAACTGATGATGAAGTAACAGATGAATAAGGAAAATGGACAAAGGAGGGAGCTTGTTCAGCAACGACAATAGGCGGAAAAATTTCCGCCTGTTCACTGTCTGATAAAATCCAATTTTCCTTATTCATCTACTAACCCTTGGTAGCAAAGAGAAAAACCTTTCTCAACTTGTTGCAATAAAGGACGATATTTTTCAGGAACCTCATCGCCCTTGTATCCCGTGATATTTCTAATAACAGCAAGTAGGACAAAATCACTATGGATATATTTCCCTAATAACCGACCATTGCGATACAAATCAAAGGTACGACTAATTTGCCGATATTCGAGGCTATAGCACCGCTTACCATAAATGAAACGAGGGTAAAAGGTGCGATACTGCCCAACACTAACAGTCATAACCCGCATTCAACGTGCAGTATTCTTTAATCGTATCAGCGACAGACTGAATCGCATTGGAAACATCTGCCAGCGTGCCATCTTCCTCACCACTAAAAATCGCCAACTGCACCAAACCTTCAGTAAGCTCAGTGGCATTACGATATAAATCGCCAATTTGGCTAATCTTGCCGTGTTCGGTTAATCTAAAAACACGATAGCCATTTGTTACCGTGTGCTGAATTTCGAATTGCTCATTACTATTCAGGCTAAAAATAATTTTGCGGTTCATTGTTTATCTCCTATCTAATCGCCATCGTAATTTTAATTTTTGGGTTATTAACCCGTTGCATCGTGGTTTGGCGTAACGCCTTAAAGTCATCAAGTAACGCATCTAACACATAGGTCACGTTATCGGCTTTTGCGATAAAGGCATCACCTTTCCACAACACATATTCGGTTTGCTCGCCTTGGCTACGTTGCTCAATGCAATACTGATCTAATGTGATGATTGATGTTGCCATAACTGTTTTCTCTCATTTCCAGCCCGATATCGAATAATCTTCGTAGGTTACCCCACTGTGTTTGCCTAGCTTGCTCCGTTGTCGCTTGCCCATATTGCTTGTACACCTGCCAATAGATTTTTTATAAATCATAAAATTGTTGCTCGCTATTCATAATTTCCCTTCCGTTTTGCTGTTTCGTGGAACTCATAAAATTTCAGGTTCTGCCCGAATTTACCGCTAATCTCTCGCATTTCTCGCAAAGCACAGGCAATCCACGCACGTTCCGCTTGTTTAAATTCATCAAGAGGCTTATTTGCATTGATTTCCACGGATTGCCCTTGCTCTTGTGCAAGTAAATTTGCCATACCTAATAAACGTCTTCGTTGCAGATAATCCAGACTTAAAAAAGCTCTATCGACACGGTTCAGCTCAGGTTTCTCAGGGCAAATTTGGCTGGCTAATACTCGACCAGCAACAAACTGATCGATCAACGCCCAACCCTTCAACCCTTTAGCTTTCAAATTTTGCACCTGCTTTACCCCTTCCGCTTCTTGAGCTTTGAGATAAGCCTCCCATTCTGACCGTGTCATCGTTCACCCCTACGGATTACCCTTACTACACAACACCCCAAGCAACCACTGCCACAAACGACAAACAAGGCTTTTCGGTTTTGGATAGGCAACCCATTGCAACTCTTTCTCTGCTTGCTCACGGGCTTTCTTCTCAGCCACCAACGTTGCCACCTTTGTTTCTAGCGCCGTCAATAAATCGTGGGTATTCTCTAAATCCAGCGTCACCACTTCCTGACGACCTTCCAAATGACGCACACGTTTTTCCACCAAAAACAGATTTAACCGACGGCGGTCTTTCATCTGTCTGTTCATACGCCAGCGTTGATTACGTCTAAATTGTTTACTCATTGTTCAAACTCCTGTTTTCAGGGTGCAAAAAACCAGCCCTTTAATAAAAAGGCGATTTTTTACACAATTTAAAGATTAATATTTGAAATCAGATGAATGTGTATATTCTGGTGCGAACATATCAACAGTCTGTCTATCAAGCTGATTTAGCGGTTTAGTCGCTGACTGCCACCCTTCAGCTTCACGGTATTCAGGCTCATAAAACTCAACAATCTCAGTCATTGCTTTGCCATAACAACCGCACTGATGACACCTAAAAATAGTGACACAGGTCTGCAATGTCGGATTAGTCGATGTTCTCACACTAAGAGCAGAACCACATTTAAGACATTTCGTGTTTGTTTTCATCTTTCCCCTGCCTTTCGGCGATATCCTTTTTCCACTTTTTTCTGCCGTTCCCCAACGGCCCCCACGTTTTCAACTCAGTTTTCCCCTTGCACATTCCCCAATATGCAAGCGGTTTGTTTTTGGTTATATTTTGCTGATATCACCTACCTTTGTTTATAATTCAATTTCCATTCACTCAAAAAAGGAAATCAGAATGAACCCAACACAATTTGAAAATATTTCAATGCTTAATCCAGAGCGACAATTTGCAAAAGCGATTGTTGCACAACTTACCAAAGACCAACTTAAAACCTTAAAAAGTCGCTTGCAGTTCGACCCACGCAAATTACCGCTTACCTTTCAAGCCTTAGAAACGGCTCTACAAGCTACGGACGAAGCAACATTTAACACCCTACGCACTCGCTATTTTCAGCTGATTGACGAGTTTCAAAAACTTGTCGAACCATCACAGATTGACGCTTTGCAAGGCTACGCAACTTACATCTCTCAATTAATTGAGCAGACGGACGATGATTTTCTCCTTGACGATTTGGAAACGCTCCACGGTCATTTGCTGAACTTTTTCGAAAGCGTAAATACTCGCTAAAACTGCCAATATCCGCCCATTCTGCAAGCCCTGCACTCACAGGGCATTTAACTTTCTCACACATTCCCTTTTCTCCTCGTGTTAAACACATTAATTGCTTTCAAAATTTGCCTTTGTTTATAATCCCATTTCCATTCACTCAAAAAAGGAATTCGATATGAAATCTAATCTCATCAACATATCAGGTTACGCTATTGTGTTTAGCGCTTCTTTCCTTTACTACCACAACGTACTTACACCAGAGTTCACATTTGATTGGCAAATCCGCCTACTGTGCTTACTTGTTGTGTCTTTTGAGCTTATCTACCGATACACCAAACGCCATATTGAACAAGTCCCTGTATCAGCGCTTAAAGAGTTTCTTAGGCTTTTATGTATCGTAGCGATTACCCTTAGTAGCTTTTCACAAACAGAGCTTCAACAACTCGGCTTTAACTTTGCAACAGATGAAATCCAAGCCATTTCGCAATATTTTTGGTTAAAGTTCATCTTTTTTGTTGTGAGTGTGACTATCGTTCCTAGACTGTTCAGGGTATAACCAAACCAACAAAAACCAACGGCTAATGAGCAACGCTAAAAAAATCCAATGTTCGTAGCCGTCTGGAGATTCAATAAAAAGCAGATACAAGCTCAAATATGAATGACCAGCCAAAATATCACCTTTTGTCTCTTCACTCAGCTTCATCTTTCCCTCCTATTAAACACATCAATTGATCTCAAAATTTGCCTTTGTTTATAATCCCATTTCCATTCACTCAAAAAAGGAACTTACTATGACAATTGAAACTCGACTTGCAAAACTAGAAATACGCCTTGCACTACTCTCTGAACTGCTTTACCAGCAAAACCAGTACACCACATCTATTGCTAAATTCATTATTTCAACGAAGTTCGAAGATTTTTCGACATCGCTAACGTCAATGTCTCAATCTCTTTCTGAACAGCTTTCGCAAATAAATGCTCATCTTGAGACCCTACCTGAAGATGCAACGCTGGAACGTGAATATGTAAATTTACTACAACAGAACCAGCAGATTTTGCACTCTGCGATAACGACGGCTCTTGCTCAGCATTTGAAGCCGTAGTGTCTAAACTATTCAATACTTTTTCCGCACACTGCACGCCGTGCATTTTGGCTAAGTCCAAAATGCTACGGCTGAACATTAAACAATCTTTCTCACACATTCCCCTTATCCCCCCTTGCCTTTAAGGCTTCTTTCATCAAACAGCCAACCCCAAACCCTGACGGATTAACATCCGCCCCAATGCCGCCTTAGTGGCGAGCCCCAAACGTTCACGCTCTTTCTCAAAGGCAATGCCTTCTTCCTCGTTTAACGTCATATGAAACGCCACAGACACTTCACGCGTCGGGCGGATTTTTCTCCCAGTTTTGTGACTGAGATCACCTTTTTCCATCTAGACACCCCTTGTGTTTATTGATATTGTTAGTACATTTTATTAAAACGATCCATTTCGATCGGTTTTGCTTTGTTGTGAAGTATTTTATATCTCATTTTGCGACATTGCAACCAATTTTGCGACATTGCAAGGGGTTTTTTATGGATATATTAAATAGTCGCTCAATTATTGAACGAATGAAATCAGTCTTATCTGTCAGTACAGATGATGAATTAGCTCAAATTATCAACAAACCATCATCAACAATAAGAAATTGGAGAAACAGAAATAACTTTCCTTTTGAAGTAGCTATTGAGTTTGCTAATACCCATTCTCTAACTTTAGATTGGTTAGTATTGGGAAAAGAAGAAAACACCCAAGACGAAATGGAAACCGAACTTCTAGCACGCTTTGCCAAATTGGATTTCAAACAAAAATTAAAATTACTCACCAGCCTAGAAGAGGGTGACTTTGCAAAAAGTGGCACACATCAAACCGCTCACGGCAACGGCAATAACCAGCAAGTGTTTAGTGGTGATGTTGGGGAAGTTATAGGGATAAAAAAATAGGAAATGTTATGAAAAAACTACTAATGCTTTCATTTTTAGGCTTAACTCTCTCAGCTTGTGATGATACACCGCAATCAGCAAGTACTGAAACAAACGCAAATACATCTCAACAAACTGAGTCCATAAAATCTGAACCCGACATAAAGGCAATATTGCCCGAAAATATGATTAAAGACGTGCCATTTTCTAAAAATGAAAAAGGAACAGTTATTTTCAACAACGTTTTAGATATGTTTTCTGCGCTTAGCTTATATGATGTTGAAGACAAAAATATAAAACTGGTTTCTGAAAAACCATTGCATATATTGCTACATCCAACTATTGCAAAATCAGATGAAGAAATCACATTAAAAGATAGTCGATATGAATTTCTCTCTGCACTTTACAGAATATTTACCAACACTTTAACTGATGAAATTACTTTAGAAGTAGTGCCTATTGATGTTCAAACAAATAAGCCACTTCCTAAAAAATATCACACCAAAATTAAGGCAACAAGAGAAAAAGCCCTAAACGTATTACAGACTTTTAGCCCTGCAAAAGATTTTAATGATTTAGTTAGTTTTGATAAACAAAATCAATATGTAGTGCTAGGTTATTCTTCATCGAACTTATCAAGTAAATTTTATAATAGCCCTTACGCTACAAATATTATAAAAGCACTTTCGACTGGAAAAATTGAAATTCCAATGCAAGATGTAATTGATCCGTTAAACTTTAATTTATTGACTATTCAAACCAAATTAAGAGAAATTGGAATGAATGGCGACTTTGATATTAGAAAATTAGAGTCAGGCAAAAATGCTTATACAATTCCATTAAATAAAGTTGTATCTATTGAAGCAGTTGGTAATGATTGGGAAAAAATAGAAACGGTATCACTTCAATTTGGAATGGTAAACGACAATGATATTATTCTGCATACTTTAGCTGGTCTTGCTACAACAGTCTTAGTAATGCCAGACCCTGATAAAGCCTTTAAAGAAATTAATGCAATGATTGATATTGCAGGTAAAAGAATGAAAAAAGAAGAAACTATCAAAGTGAAGAAAGTTATTGATGGTATTACATTGGAGTTAAAAGTATTTAAAAATATGGGTGGATTAAGTTATCTATCGTATAAAAAAATTAAACAAGAACCTGTAAATTTTAATGAATAGGAGAACCAAAATGAAAAAATTATTTGTGTTATTAAGTGCATTATTTCTGACATTTTCAGCTTCAGCAGACAATTTGGACGCTCAGAGAGAAAAAGTAAAACAAATTTTCTTAAGTGATGAAGAGCCGAAAGTGAAAGATGCGATTTGGACAACGCCAACCACCTTTAAAGTAGGTGTGTTTGATGACGGCACAAGACGAGATGGTTATGCTGGGTATGTTTGTCTTGTTCTATATGAAAACGGCTTTAAAGATACTGGCGTTTTTGTTCACGTCATTGATATTAAAAAATTGGTTAGCACAGGTGAATGGGTAGTACTCGGTCAAGCCTATTGCAAACAATAAAAGCGAATAAGGGGGAATGTTATGAAAAAGTTTAAAGTATTTTTATTTGTTTGTTCTGCTTTCTTTACATTCCCCAGTTTTGCCCAAGAATACGATTGCGATAAAAGATACTGTAAAGAAATGGTGAACTGTGATGAAGCCTATTATCATCTTAAAATCTGTGGTCTTGTACGGTTAGACCGTGACGGCGATGGTGTGCCTTGTGAAAATGTTTGTGGCAAAGGTGGGAAAAAACAGAGTAAAAAATCGAAACAAACTATTCAAAATCTCTTAAATGATTCAGAAAATGAAGAAAGTAACGAGAGCGACAAAGATCAAAAGAATTAAATAACTATTTAGCCAAGGAGTAAATATGGGCGATGTTAGCCACCAATATTTTAGCGGTTCCGTAGGTATGGCAAATGGCGTGAAAATTGATTCACAAACCAAAGTCGAAATTCACCAACATTTTATTTCGCCTTTGGATAGAAAAAAACTCACCAAAGAACTAATGGGGTTCAAATCCACCGACCCACAATTTTTCAAAGCCCTTCAAGACATTTGCACACAAATGCGTGGCGATTTTATGTTTATAAAATTCAACGATGAAGAATTTCTTAAATTCTACGAAATTAAAAATATCCTGTTCTCCTTTTACCAAGAAAAAGAAAACCACCGTCTTTCCCTTTCTGAAGAAAAATCCAAAGTCACTAAACTAGAAATGGATTTAGCCATCGAAAAAAATCGAGTGGCGTTATTTCAGCAAGAAACAAAACAGACTAAGAGTAAAATTGGGGAAATATTGAAAAGGGTGTTTGGGTAATGGACATTGATCGCAAGTTGCAAAATGGACTATTGAAGCTACTTAAAATTGCCTATCCACAAACATTGTCAGACGACGAGCTTTATTGGTTTTATATAGAAGAACAATTGGATAACGTGCAAACGTGGGACGAAATGCAAGACTTTATTAAAAAGCCAAAAGACGGTTTTGCTAACGCCCACTTAAAAGCGAATTTAGCTTATTTAGAAGAACACGCCCTTATTCGACGGCTTAATGGAGAATATCAAGCGACAGCAAAGGGCATTGATTTGATTGCAAATGATGGTGGCTTGTCGGCAATTTTACAAATGCAAAAGGTTACGCTAGATGCGGAGAGTTTAAAGCCGTTGGTGCAAGCATTATCTCAATCGCAAAAACAGACAATTCTAGCTCAGGTACAGTCAATACCGGTTGAGATGTTAAAAGCGTGGCTGTTGGAAGCCCTAGTTTGAGGCGGTACTCTTGCTCTTCGTAGTCTTGGCGTGTGGCATATATCCCATATGCAATCGGAAAGTAAGGGCTGTTTTCGTAAAAAAACAGCCAACATCTTTGTTTAATTCAATAATTTGACTTTTACCAATGCGAATAAGTTTACCGATGTAATTCATTATTTTCTCCCAAAATATCTTTTATAAAACAGTAGGTGTGTCACGGTCTACAAAAATAACGTCAGGACGCTTTGTGAGTATGCCTTCAAAAATATCGGCTTTAAGAATAAAGGGGAGCCAAATACGATTTAATGTTGTTTGTTTTTGCAACACATATTTGGGGTTTAGGTTTAAGTGCTCAATTGTTTTTAATTTTGATGCAAGTTCAAATCGTAAGTAGATGTATTGACCATCGTCCGTTTGTAATCCAGTATTATAGTAGCCTACATTTTTATATGAAAAACTATCTACGTCAGCATTGAGTGTTATTGCTACCTTGCCTCGACGTTTGCTAAATGTAACATTTAAAACTGGTGATTTTTCCGATTTTTCGCACATAAATTTCTCCTTTACGAATACGGTGTTAAAGGTTTTTCCGCAGAATATCGGAAAGCACAATGAAATAAAATGGGCGGTAGGTGTTATCAGGCTATTCACTAACTACGAAAAAACCGAGTGGCGTTATTTCAGCAAGAAACAAAACAGACCAAGAGTAGAATTGGGGAAATATTGAAAAGGGTGTTTGGGTAGGGGTAATAATGGAAGAAGTTAGAAGTCTTAGTGGAAAATTGCTTGGCTATACTCTACCACCAGAGTTTGAGAAGCTAAATAAATTAATCAAGATGCAAAATCTTGGTGGAAAAACCTTAGGTTTTTTACTCCCCCCTGAGTTTAAAAAAATAAAAGGTTTAGTTGAAATTCAAAATCTTTCTGGGATCACAACTGGATATCTATTGCCACCAGAATTTGAAAATTTAAAACAGGTTCAAAGTCAAATTCCTCTGATTTTTAAATCGGCAAGCGATGAAAATCTAAAAGAAACAATTGCCAAAATCCAGTCCGTCGTAAATTTGATACAACAAGAAAATGGAATAGATACTCAGGGAATTTCTCAAAATTTATCTGAATTATCAGATGTTCTATCAGAAGAGAAACCAATATCGTTAGAACAAATAAAAAAACTAATTACGTTATTATGGGTTGTTCTCTTTGGGATTATTTCTGCATACCCTGCCATAAAAGAAATCTATAAAGATGTCACCGATGATCCTTTTTCTGAAATTTGTGGGGCTTTATCTCAACTAGAAAAAGAAGCAGCCAAATTTGTGGAAGTGAACCACCGTGCTGGTATCCCAATTTATTTATATCCGAAAGGGAATAAATCAGTAGATTTTGTATTAAATAAAACTCAGCTTTGTATGATAGTTGAGCCAAAAGGAAATCAGAAACGAGTAAAAGTCATTTATAAACTCGAAAATAACAAACAAATTACAGGATATGCTGACAGAAACAAACTCATAAGGCTCTATAAGAACGAATAATTTTTGTATAATGCCAACATCAAGGGGGGAGTTATGCAAAAAGAATTACGAGTACAATTTAATCTATTCAAAAAATGGTTGTTTGTGGCTTTATTTTTACTCACAAGCAACCCTATTTTAACCGATATAATCATCTATATTGCACCCAATAAAGCGGTTAAATATACGATGTTTTTTGTACTCGCTTCACTTAGTTACTATACATTACACCAATTATTAAAGAGATATTTGCTTTTATCCAAACGCATAGAACAATAATATTTTACTGCACATATCAAACCACCTTCAACTCACACTCAATCGCCGTAGTAAATCCGCTGTTCTCAGAAATCGAATGAGTAACTTGCGTCACTATCCACGCATTTGAGTCAATCTCGGCTTTAAAGCCCACCACGTTTACTGTCGTTTCGGGGATTAGCTCCGCATTACCTTCCGCAAGGTTTAGGCTAAAGGTCGCCACGCCACGTTGTAGTTTTTCAAAGTGGCGTTTACAAGCATTCAATGCGGTTTGCTGTGTAGCGTAGGTATGACGTAGGGTTTTAATTTGGTCATTGTCGCTTTCCACTGGCTTATTTTGCTGAATAACGGTGGTCTGCTTTTTGCTGATTTTGCCTTTCTTGGTGGTTTTATTGACCTTCTTCACTTCGGTATTTTCATCAATAATCACTTCGCCACGCTTGCCCGTTGCGGTGTCGTGCCAGTAGGCTTTAACCGCTTTGTAGTTATCCCCTTCAGCAATGGCAAAGCGGTGACTGTCGCCATCTTGTCGGGTGAGGATAAATTCAGGCAGTTTCTGACCGCTTGCAGTGGTGGATTTGCCCGATTTAATAAACAATAATCGCCCATTTTTGACGGTGGCTATCGCATCGTGTTCTTCGGCAAGGCGAGTTAAAAAGCTGATTGAGCTTTCGTCCGTTTGGTCAATATGCTTAATCTCAAGGTTTTTGTACTCATCGCCCACCATCGCTTGTAGTTGGTTTTCGTCGGCAATCTGTTGCACGATTTTGCCTAGCGTGGTTTTGTGAAAACTTCGCTCGTGTCGGTTCATTAAACTGCCACGCAAGTCCGCCGACCTTGCCCGAATGGTGACACAGTCGGGAGCGCCTGAATGCTCTACTTCGTCCACGGTGTATTCACCCTTAAAGGTCAAGGCTTCATCTTTCCAACCTAGCCCAAGAGATAAAATCGCTCCACGGCTCGGCAGTTCCAACAAGCCGTCGGTATCATCTAAGGTAAAATCGAGCTGATCGGCTTCAAAGCCCCGACTGTCCGTCAGGGTTAAATTCATCAAGCGTTGAGAGAGTAGAGTAGTGATGTCTTTCGTTCCGCCTGTGGATTTTTTCGGATTTGGTCGAACGGTAAGATGAAAGGCAGGAATACGGTGACCGTTTTGCTTTAATCTATCAAGTAAATTCATAGTAAGCTCATAATGTCGTCGCTGATTTCGGTCATCATTGAGTCATCGACCCGTTTTAGCGAAAGGGAAAAATCAAGGCGACGTGGTGCACCGTCACCAAAGAAAAGGCTACTTTGCACGCTGATATTTTCAATCACAAACCAGCCTAACACCATAAACGTTGCCCCATCAATTAACGGATAGGGTTTGCCTTGCTCTGCCATTAATTCCAACGCCGTTAAACTTAATCGACCGCCTGTCAGTTCAGGGATTAATGTGCCGCTAATCGTCATCGTTTCGCTGGCTTTGCCTGTAAACTGCGTGCGTGGCAATTTCCCCACGACACTGTTTGTCGGGTGGTTCCACGATAATTCTCGGCTGGTTTCTTGGTAGGGTACGGTTTGTCGCATAAAAACAAACAACCCAAGGCACATCATAGCGGAGTTTTGGAGCATTTAATTTCCTTAATATAACAAGCGGTCAGATATTGAGATTTTTTTGCAAATTTTTCTCGTTATCCGACCGCTTGTCTTATTCTTCGTTGGTTTCTGTCCGTTTTCGTGCTTGCTCTCGCCATTGCATTAATTCATCAAGATACATATCGTCAAAGGCATTGGGTTGCCAATGGAACACAATAGCGATGTCAGCAATGGCATCTTCTACGCAATAAGGGATGAGTCGGACTTTCCCTCTTCGTCACTTTCGATGTCATCTTCATTCAAGTTCATCACTTCAAAGACAGCCCCAGTGAGTTTAGTAAAATCAGCCACATCTAAGCGGTCAATGTCGGATTTATGCAACATCGGCTGGGTAATTCGGGGAAGTAAAGTGATGATGCTGTTTACATCCGACTGCATTAAATCGAGCAACTTCAAGCCTTTGAGTGCCTGAATGTTTGGCTTACGCACCTGAATTTCGGTAATGGTCTGTTCACCACGCACAATGCCTGCTTTTAATTTGACTGTTGTCACATTTGGATCAGTTTTCTTTTTCATTGTTTTTTCCTTGTAGGGACACACTGCGTGTGTCCGTTTTCATCTTAGATATTAAAGCCCAATCGCCGCACGGTGTTGTGCATAACGATCTTTGCCGTCCACTTTGAACACCGAATTGATTAAATCAATCTCAATCAATTCCTTGCCGTCCACCGTTAGCTTGTAGTAGGAAAGTGCCGATTTAATCGTAGTTTCGGTTTTTTCCCCTGTTTTGCTACTGCCACCGTCTAACTCTGTGTGGCGACCACGCACCAACACTTCAACGGCGGTAATTTCGCCTGTGTCGTCACGTTGATAGCTACCCGCAAAACGAATTAATTCGCTGTCAATGGTATCTGTGGCAAACCCTTTGAATAACTCTGGCACAATGCCCGCGTATTTGTGGGTTATTTCTAATTTTTCTAAGCCTTGATTTGCCGACACTTCGCCCAACATACCGCCTGTGCGGAAACCTTCTTGCTTCATCGTCAATTTCGGCAATTCGACTTCTTCTGCTACGCCTTCATAACCAAAACCGTTATTGAAGACGTTCATCAATTTTAATAATCGTGGTAAAGCCATATTTTTTCCTTATTCAACATTCCCCCCTTTGAAAAAGGGGGACTAGGGGGGATTTTTATGCCGCAGCCACTTTCGCTGCAAAGTCCATCAAGTATTTGTCGGTAATACGCTGACGTAAATTCAGGTTTTCCAACGACGGCATCGGGGTATAGTCATAATCAATAAAGAACTGACCATCTTTGATAATGTCTTTGGTGTTAATATCGGCATCGACCCAAGCCGAGCCGTCCACGATATAACCTAAATTTTTCCAGTAACGGAATTTTTGGTTGATCATTTCCAGCATATCTTTCACCAAACTTGGTGTAAGCGGTTTATCAATCGCCCAGTCGAACGCTTCGCCGAAGGTGTCCGCAATAATCTGAGCGGTTCGGGTGTACTGCTCAAAAGCAAAAAGTTTATCGCTTGATAAGGTGCGACCGCCCCAAATGCGATAGCCGTTGAAGTTGATTGGCACGGAAATGTTTTTCTCATTGAGCATATTCACGTCAGTGCTTGAATCTTGAATATCAAAAGACATCGGGATAGTGACACCCGTCACCCCATCAATTACTACGTTAGACAGGTTTTTGTGCCAGCCGACGGTTTTATCTAACAAGGCACGCAAGCCCAATGCACGAGCAACGGCAGAGTTCGGTTTGTAGGATTTTGTTGCAGTGTCAAAAGAAACAAAATCACCGTGGATCATCATCAATTCACGTTGTCCGAAATTGCGGGCATATTGAATAGCCGCATCACGGGTTTTCGCACCGTTTGAGCTGATATAGCCAAAAGCACGCAATTTTTTACAGATACTGGCAAGCTCCGTTGCCACCGCTTGATTATCCAATTCAGGCACGCCTAAGATGCGTGGTTTAAAACCGCAGACGGTATTTGCCACCAGCAAGGCTTTTAAGCCTGTGTATTCGCCTTGATCGGTCACTGTACCAATCACATTTGCGGTGAGTGTATCGGCGTTTTCATCGTGGGCAACACGCACCACAATCACAGGGGTTTTAACAGAATCACCGATAGCGTCAAGACTGCGTGCCAATGTGCCTTGTGTGCCAGCTTTGCCAATTGCAGCGACAGGATCGGTAATTAAAACAGGTTTATTTAGGGGGAAAGTTGCACTGTCGGCATCATCGGCAGTACACACCATTCCGATAATTGCGGTGGCAATGGTTCGAATTGGTCGTGTGCCTTCGTTGATTTCCAGTACTCGAACACCGTGTAGATAGTCCATAGAAAATCCTTCTGTTTAAATAAAAGGGGATAAATTGAAGGCTATTGTGAAAAGAAAACCGCCCTGAAGCGAGCGGTTGGAAGTGTGGATTTGGGGATAACAATCAGCGGATTTTGCTAAACTCTGGGGGATATTGCTTGCGTTTAACTTCGCTTTCGTAGGCGGTTTGGCAATGCTGTTTATCAAAAAACAGCCCATTGATAAAAGCAAACCAAAAACGCCACCGCTTGCGTGGCTTCTCGGCAAGTATCGCCCCACGGTAGCAACGGCTTGAAAAGGTTTCATCTGCCGCACCGCCTGTTAGGGCGTTAAATAGTTGGTCAATGGCAATCACAACGTGATACAACCACAATAGCAATTTAGATTTGTTCATTTACAAACTCCTCATAAGTCTGCGTCCACCCACTCGAATAATCATATTCAAGTGGGTTTTCTACTTGCTCCACCATCGCTTTATGCTTCAAGGCGTTAGCGTGATTGTTCGTTTTGGCTTCCATCAACACTTGCCAAATAACCAGTAGCTTCTCTTTGTTAATCATTGCCACCGAATTATCGGCGAAGGTCCACGGAATTTCTTGGTCACCGAATAAGTCAAATGTGGCTTTGACAGACAAGATATTGCGTTCGGCGGTGGCGTCAGTATCAATCCATTTGTCAATCGCTGACACATAAACGCCACCGTTGATTTTCTTATCTCGCAGAGCGTTGATGGCATTACGGGTTTGTTGGCGTTGTTCTTCAATAGGCATCGGCGCTGGTTCAACTAAAATCGGAAGCCCTTCATCATCGGCAACGATTAGCTTACCTTGAGCTTGTCCTTCAAGTAACAAGCGGTAGGTTTGTTCCGAAATTTCACAAGCCCCTTCAGGTACAAAACCGCCGTGGTCGTTGTTATAAAAACCGTCTTTATAAAAAATTGCCATTGTATTCTCCTATTTCCAGCGACCAACACCTAAAAATTGCACTCGACAGTCACCTTGATTCTCACTGTTGTGTTCATATAATTTATAATAACAAACAGCATTGGTGCTTTTTCTCATAATAGCACTACCAACATCGCTGTTTATACCATAGGTATGCTCCACTTTAGGTATCACCATAGGTTTATCAGCAAAAGCGACAGCCCAAGTAAATTGCTTTTCTATCCACTCTTTCAAATCATTTACATCATAAAAATAGGTTTGAATCATCGTCCCATCAGGGTATTTGCGGATTTCGAAGTTGCCGATTTTTTGATAAGTAAATAACGCTGTCACTCTATTATCAAAATCATTAATACCTAAACCTGATGCGGTCGTTGGCTTATTTCTCACTTCACTCCAATCCGCTCCGTCAATCTGCTTCCACAGCAGCCATCTGTTGCCTTCTCTGCCTCTCACAAATTTTTTATTGCTGTAAAAGGTTGTGTACTCTTGCTGATAACCATACGCAGATGGCGTAACCAGCAACGTCCCCGCCTCTTGTGCAGGGTAGTTGAGGTTAGGCTGAGCGTTGGCATTTGCCATTTGGGAGTACACGCCATACACAGTGACGTCATTGAGGTTGCTTACTTCTAATCGTGGGCGGAGCATAAAGTACTCATGCACGCTCCCCCAGCCACTGGCATTGTTGCCCCATTGGGCAAAATGCCTATCAAAGTTTACAGCTTGGCGAAAGGCTTGGGTATTATCTATTTTGCTGACAAAACCCCATCCGCTAAATATGCCGCTGCCACTTAGCTGCGCATTGGTTGTAAATCCTATATAGCTACCCACAGGCAACTCTGCGGGCGTGGCGTTTTGGTACTCAATTTGAGTATTAGGAATATGAGACCGCAAGTTGATTTGCTTGACCGGGAGCAGGTTGCCCTCGTCAAAGACTTTATTCGCTCCATGATAGATGGCCTTGTTGCTCTCAACTCTGTCCGCCTTGAGGTGGACGCCGGTACTGTATTGATATGACACAAGCGCCACGTCGTTGTCATTATCCCTAACTCGTCCGACAAACCAATCATCCACATCGTTATTTTTACCTCTTAAATAAGAGGCGGCGTGGTTGATATTGAGTATGCCAGTCATCGTATCGCCAGATTTGGCGACGTAGTTTTGACGGTTGTAATCTTCTGCGTCTTCTGGGGCTGGAGCCCAAGTCATAGCTCGATTACCTTCGACAAGCATAGGATTTTGCAATTCGACAAGTCCTTCGCCTGGGTTAACAAACGTAATTTGCCTTACTGCACTTACAAATGTAATCGATATTTTTTGCCATACGCCAGGAGTCAAATTTCTTGCATAAAAATTAAGCCATCTCTCCCCATTCTGTAGATGGATATAAAACGCAGTTCTTTCGGGTTTGACCTCAGCGCTAAATGTATATTGCTTCTCGGGCAGATTAAAACTTTGCCTCCACCACCATTCCGTTGATGTATCTAAACTTTTAAAAACTGCGATGCCATTCCTTAGGTCTTGTCCCCCAATTACAGTCCAGTGATTGGTGCCGTTTAGCAGCCGAGAATTTTTAATTAAATTCCGCCCCCCAATCTCAATCCCATCAATCTTGTCTTTGAGGGCTTTGCCCTGCGCCGCCGTCAACGCCTTTGTGGCATCATCGGTGGTTAGGTTATTGGCGAGTTGAACTAAGCCTTTTTGGGTTGGGCTGGCATCTTGAGCTGTGTATTTGCTATTAGCTAAATCATAAGCCGTTTTTACCGCTTGTGAAGAAGCCACTGTGGTTTGCGACGTGGAATTGACAGCGTTACTGATGTCGGTTTTATTGACTTTTTGATTTAGCGCATTGGTTGTACTAAGTTGCAACTGTGCCACAGACTGAGCAATGGATTTACCTGCTTTTGCGGTTAATGCCAATACTTCAGAGTCTAGTCCTGTGTCGTTGGTGAGTTGGGTAATCCCTTTGCGAGACGTAGTGGCTGTGTCAATTGCGTGAGAATGTCCTGTGTCATCAAAACCATTGATACTATTTGCGGTGATGGTTTTTGGGGTAAACTGTCCCCGTGTCACAAAAATCACTGAATCATCCACACTTAATGTCACTGCATCCGACGAACTCACTAATAAAATCATTCGCAACACTTGAATTTTGCCACTACCTTCTTCTAATCGTGGTTTATAGGTATCGGGGCAGTTAGCAATCGCAACCAATCGCCCTGCATTATCAAAAATCCCCATTTCACGAATCCAAAAGCCACCGACATTTTCAGGTAAGGTTAGCTCAAAAATGACTTGGCGATTGTTTCTCGGATCTCGACTGACTGCACTGATACTCGCTTTGTGGACTTCTCTCACAAGTGATGTGCGAGTAGAATCAGGCTGTACAGCTCGCCCATTGCCATCACCAACGGCAAAATGGGTAATGTTCACTGCTTGGCGATTTGTCATCGCATTTGCAAAAAGTTGTGAACCGTAGGTGGTTAAAACGGAGTAATAGGTTTTTGCCATAGTGTTTCCTATTGTGGATAAACGGTGATCGTCTCACCGCTATTTTGTCCAATAAATACATTCATTTCGCCTGTTGGTGTAACAGCAATTGCAAGAGTTAAATGGCGTGAAACAGGCTTCACATCATCGACTAATCGTACAAGTTCATTGTAAGTTTGTTCATTTAACCCTGTTTCGCTCACTTCAACGGTCAGCTTAAACGTCCCTGCCGTTCCCATTGGTGTTTCTTGCCACCACTCTTTCACTTCGAGCAAATAGCCAATAGGCTCTACGACACGTCGAATAGCGGTTAATGTGCCTTTTTGTTTATGGATCAGGAACGCATTTTTAATTGCAATACGTTTGACTTCTTCGCTCCATTGCTCGTCCCATTTATCGACTGAAAATGCCCACGCTAGATAAGGCAATAATGGTTCTGGACAACGTTCGGGATTGATTAAATCTGCAATCACAATCGGATTTCTGACCGCTTGTTGTAAACATTCTGCTGCTCGTTTTTCAAGCGTAGTCGCTCCATTTGGTAAAAGTGGGGCGTGATTAATAATCATCAGAAACCGCCATTTCTAAGCTAATTTGTGTACAAAATCCTGCTTTATTATTGGGCAAAATCAGATCTGTTCGTGGCTCTAATAATTCGACCCGTTGAACTCCTTCAATATGCAATGCAGAATAAATACCTGATAAGGTAATATCTCGCCCTAATCGACGGCGCTCTAAGGCGTATTTTTCCAAACGTTTTTGCGCTTCTTGTTTAATCGGTTCATATTCAGGACCACGAAACATATGTAATTTGGCTCTGATTTGATAATCCTGAATAGTAGCAGCCTGTACCGTCACTCTATCTGCAATCGGGCGAACATTGTCATCATTTAGCCTTGCTTCAACCGCTTGTAATACCGCTTGGCTAGGTATGCCTTTGCCTAAACGGGAAAGGATTGTCACGGTTACATAGGCTGGTTGTGGTGAAACCACAGAAACATCGCCAACTTCAGGATGAGCCGAAAGGGCGTGGAATACATAAGCAGAACGTGGACCAGCCACAGATAAGCCTTCAAATGCCAATTGAGCTCTTAAACGTAAATCTTCATCACTTTCTTTGATTTCGAGTATCGGCGGGTTAGCTTGTAAATCCGCTTCCTGTATAATCATTCGTTGCACATTAAAATTTGCAGCGATCACATCTAAGTCTGTTCCTGTTGCATAAGCTAACATTGTGGCTTTTGCGGCATTGTTAATTCGTTGGCGTTCAAGTAACTGCAAATAACAGTTTTCTTCCAACAACTTCGTAATCGGCTCCGACTCCAACGCTAACCGTGCTTGCCAAAAGGCACGTTCGCTTTCAGGGTAAAGCGACAGAAACTTGGCTTTGCGTTCAGCCAATAAGGTTTCGTAGTCAAGCTCTTCAATGACATCAGGGGCTGGGAGTTTTGATAGATCAACTAATTGGCTCATCGTAAGGTTAAATCCGTCATCGTTAATTTGGTGTTACTACTTTTTACGGTGGCATCAATGGTGCCAGTTAAACTATGTGGGCGGTTTAAGTCTGCAATCTCAACCTTAAACGCCGTCACATCAATTCGGGGCTCCCACATTTTTAACGCCATTACGCAAGCGGCAGAAATTTGCAGAAGTAAGGCACTGGAAATCGGGCGGTCAATAAGCTGATACAAATTACTGCCATAAGTCCGACGCATTACACGAGAGCCTTTTGCCGTCAGTAAAATGTCAGCAATAGACTGCTTGATATGCTCGCTTTCATCGCTGATCGTTAAGCCTGTGTTTCGGTTCATTATGGTGTTCCTGTTCGTTTGCTACCGCTTTCTACACCGCTGTGTGTATGGGTGGAGAGATTGATACCTTTACCACTCACTTCACCGCTTGCCGTCACTGAACTTGATGTACTGATCGCCCCTTGCACTGTGAGCGTGCCTTGAATAGTGACATCACCTGTGCAAGTCAAAGACGGTGTATCTGCTGTAATGCTTTGTGTGGCTTGAATAGTTGCGGTTTTGCAATTTTCCACCGATAAATGACCGCTTGCGTGGTTGTAGCGAATGACACAACCGTCAGGAAAATGAGTAGAAAACTCATCTTTGCTTTGGCTCGGAGCATTGGACGCATAAACACCAGCAAGAATAATCCCCGAGTTAAATTCGCCACTGACCGCAAGAATTAAAACTTGCTCACCTACGCTAACAGGCGACCACGTTTTTACATCGCCAGCACGCAAGGTAATCCACGGCAGAAAGTCGGTGGTAATACCGCCTGCTTTCACTCGTGCGGTGGCGTTGGCATAATCCACTTCGGCTATTGTGCCAAGGCGTAGCAAGTTATCTAATCGGCGTGGGTGGTCGTGATGCACAATAAAAATCCGTCAGTTAAAAATGGGGATATTGTGCGAAAGGTGAGAGCAAAGGGCGAATGGTTGTGGGTGTGGATTTGGTGGTAACAAAAAAGCGACCGAAGTCGCTTGGGTTTAGCTAATACTTATTTAATCAATCCCATTGCCCGCATTAGACTTTCTTCTGTCATTTGCTGGGCATAACGTTCAACATTCGCAAAAACTTTATATTCTTGTGGGCTGAGTGCTGGCACTTCACGCAATGGCTTTTGGTGTGTTTCAACCACTGCAAATACTGCATTATGCGGCACTTGTGCCATAGGCTGAGCTTGTAAAATAATCATTGTTTTTCTCCGCTTCATAAAGGGAACTTGTCGGATCCTAACGTTGAATAAGAAAATTGTCAATTTACAAGCAAAAGCCCCGATAATTCGGGGCTAGAGTATAAGATAAAGGGTTATTTATTTTTTAAATACGCTACAGCAAGTGTACCAATTGTGACTGTTCCAAGTGTTCCAGCTAACCAATCGTGACCTTCTAAACCTAAGTAAATAGCACCAAGTATTCCTACTAATGCAATGATAAGAGAGAAAACTAAACCGATTATACGTTCAATAAAAGTATAAAAATTGATTTTTCTGTTTTCATTGCGTCTTGTTTTTGCTTCTTCTTGGGTTTCATTTACTACAAAATCCACTAAATCAGGACGAAATTGATGTAATCGTTCAAGTTGCTCAACAGGTAATAGCGGACTATCAGAATTTGTACTTGCTATGGCTATTTCATTCCCACGACTATCTCTCGCTTGCGCTTTAACGTGTTTGGCTGCCATATTGTCTATATACCTTTTGTGTATTGCGATTTAGCGTTTGCATAACATTATTGACATCCGATTGTAAATTTTCTCTATCTAACTGAAAACCATTTCTGATAGGTTGATACGATCTAGGTTCAGCAATTGCAGAAAAAAGAGAGCAAAAACCATTAGTGATATTTTTTAAATGTTCCATTTGGTCTTCCTTATTTTGTCAATGGGTTATATCCTAAAATATAACCTTTTCTATGTCAAATAAGATCAAAAGAGATCACTTTAAGCATTCAAGGTCACTTATCCCAATATCGACTGCGAGCTTTTGCTTGGGCGTTGCGTTGTTGCTTTTCAAGTTCCCGTGCAACAAGGCGAACAATCTCTTCAGCACTCTGTCCTGCGGTTGCATTGACGGTGATATTGACCGACTGATTAACAGGCGGTGGGGTTTGTCGTTGGATTTGCGTTGGGGCAATCAGCGGACGGTTATCCACTTTTACCGCAGGCATAGGCTGTGCCAGTGCCACCGTAGAAGCTAACGCAGCCATACCTGCAACACCGCCGTAATTTAAGCGGTTGAGATTAGCCACACCAATTCGGCTTGTGGCTTCTTTGGTCATAACATATTCGCCACCGTGTACAATGCCTTTCGGCTCGTACTTGCCACCGTTGCCTGTGTAGCCACCTTGAGCAAAACCTTGATTAGCTGCCATTTGTGCCGTTTTTTCTATTTGGTTGACGTGTTCAGGTGGAACAATTTTACTTGCCACTTTACCCACACCATCACTGACACTATTAATACGAGTTTCAAGCCCTAAAAATTCCATTGCCTTATTAAAAGCGTTGGTGATAGATGAGGTAATGCCATTCCATAATCCCATCACGGTATTTTTCAGGCTTTCAAATTTATTGCCAATGGATTTAGTCACTGTATCAACAACGACATTCCAGTTGTTTACGGCAAAAATAATTCCGTTAATTGCGTTCACAAACCAGCTATCTGCAAACTTCGTTTTGAGCCAATCCCACGCTGTGCCAATGGCGTTTTTGACTTTTTCCCAGTTGAAATAGAGTAAGGCAAGAATGCCAATAATTGCAGTAATGGCTAGCCCGATTGGGTTAGAGGCGAAGGCAACACTTAACATTTTTATTCCCTTTTGTAGGACCGAAAACACTATGCTTGCTTTTGAACCCCATTGTACAAAACCAAAGGCAATTCGGGAAACAGGATATAACAGAAAGCTTAAAGCGGTACTAAGTATTCCAACGATAATGAGTACACTACCAATATAAGCACTCCATTGAACAAAAGTGGCAATGATACCTTTATTTTCTTTAGCAAATTCAGCAACCCATTTGACCACCGTAAAGACTTTTTCACCAAATGCCCATAGCCCTTGAGCAACTTCCATAATCACGGAACCAAATGCTTCTGCCCATTTTTGTAATTCACCATTTTGTTGCATTTTGTCTAAGGTATCTAAAACCCCTTGGATTTTGCCTTTAATCCAATCAAATGCGCCTGTATCCATCACTTGCATTTGAAAGTTTGTCCATACATCTCCTAATTTGGACCAAATACCCAATAGCGTTTTGGATTGTTTTTCTGCGGCTCCTTTATATTTTTCGTTCCAAATAGCTTGTAACGTACTTTCAATTTGTTTACGGTTGTTTTTATCTACTTTTGCTACTCGTTGTTTCCCATCTTTGTCCGTATAACTATATTCAATAAAATTCGTCCCCTTAATGGCAGAACCTTTAATACCAAATTCTTTTAAACGTTCATTTTCACCTGTTACTGCGTCAGCAATAGCTTCCACCGCTTGCATTACTGGTTTACCCATTGCAGCAGAGGTATCTGATAAGGTGTGCATTAAACCGTTAGTTGGATCTAAACCGTAGGCTTTTAATCGTACAAAGGCTTCCATTGCATCATCTAAATTTGCTGGCGTATCTACGGCAAACTGTTTTACCCATTCAAAACTTTGATTGGCTTTTTCACTTGAACCCTCCACCGTTTCAAGTACCGTTTTATATTGTTCAAATTTACCTGCTGTTTGTGCCATACTTGCTACACCTTTTCCCATACCAACAACGGGAGCAGCTAAAGCAGCACCTGTAATCATTGAGCGAGATCCTAAATTGTGTAGGCGTTCACTACCACTTTTCAATGCTTCAATATTTGCACGGTATTTTTCATTGCGAACTTTTACGGCATTAAGTTTTTCCAACTTGCTTTTTTGCTTGTCAATTTCGTTATTTGCACTTTGCATACTTCTGCGTAGTATGCTTTGCTTATTTGCTATTTCAGAGGCTTTAAAGCCATTTTTAACAAATTCAGCTCTAGCTTCTCTCAATTTAGTTACTGTTTTAGCTTGCTCACTTTTTAATTGAACCACATTTTGCTTTGCTTTCTCTAATTTTTTAGCAAATTCCGCAGTTGGCTGGTTCATTCCCTTCATTGCACTTTCCATTCGACGAACTTCGGCATAGGCTTTTGCAAGCTGAGATGTGTTTTCACTCAATTTAGACTTGAGTGGGTTAAGCGTTGAAGCATATTTTTTAATCTGTGCCTCATTGCTGTTATACTCTTTTTGTAAAGATTTTAGCTTGCTTTGATGTTCACTTAATGTCTTTGCTGTTTTTTGTACACTTTGTGTAGCATTACGAAATGGTGCAGTAAGTTTATCAATCGCAGATAAAACCACTTGAATTTTTAAATCTTTGCTCATATAGTGTCCTTATCAAGAGTAGGGGGTAATATGTTAGTTTCACTTATCGATTTTTTAGGTTGGCTAATATTGATTAGTGTTATATATGTATTCATTGCGGAAATATGTGAATTTTTTAAAGTGCTAATCAAAACTATCTATGACCTTTTTTAAAGCCTAAAGCGGTCATACTCGACCGTTTTTTTGCAAATAGCTAACCATCAGCCAACGCCTTAATCACAAAATTTTCAATCATTTCAATATCTTCATCGGTAAAGCCTAACAACTCACGCTGATCGTATTTCACCTTCCAATTTGCACTTCTCACCACTCGACCTTTTAACCCGTATTGGTGAATTTGTGCAATATGTGCGTCACTGCCACTGTAACCCAACTCGATATTATCCCCAGCGGTTCTTAACTTCATAAATCGGGACGACTTCAATTTTAAGAACATCGCATTTTGTTTAATCTTTCCCTTGCGTTTTTTACGTTGTACTTTGCGTGGAGTGTACGCCGTGCCGTCAGGATTTTGCTGTGCGGTAATGCGTCTGCGTTGGCTACGAGCCAATTCACGCCCGATTTGTTGATATAGCAAGCGTCGCCGTGGTTTGCTGATATTTTTGAGCAACGCATTAAACGCTGATTTAACCTTGATAATGTCGTCTGTCGCCATTATTCCACCGCTCCCATTTGCTCATACACCTTTTCCCCTTTCACAAAAATTGTCAGACGTTCCATTGCTTGCCATTCGGTCGGTTGTGGCTCTTCGGCGTGGTGAACTTGGTAATGATCGCCTTCTTGTTTGACAATAACACGTTCGGTCAGCGGTATTTTGATGTAAATGTCGTGGGTGGCGTTGTTGTTTGGGTCAATTTCAAAGGTGATGCTGTCCTGTTTGTTCGGATTGGTCATCAGCTCCGGTTGTTGCAAGCGGACAAATTCCATCACAGGCACAAACAGCAAATCGGGGTGTTCTGGGAAATCTTCCACCACAATTTCTAAGTCATAATGATATTGGTAACTGAGCGATGTCGCCCCTGTCGTCCAAATTTTGCCGTTGGCATAGTAAATCTGTAACTGTTCGGGATTTTTCGCAAAATAAGGAATGGTTTTGGTGAGCAGGTCACGCAGTTTGTCAGGTTTAATCATTTGCGATAGCCTTTTTGTTTGTATTCGTAAATTTGTTGGCACTCAATGCAACGGGTGCAACCTTGCACGTTTTGGCGACGAACTTCGGGGATTGGTTCATCACAATCTTCGCAATGGGTCAGGCTGTAAGCGGTCGGTTTGTTGCGAAGTTTTGCAAGGGCGAACTCTCTTTCTTTTTCGGCAAGCTCATTGGCTCGGTCAATTTGGTCTTTCATCGCTTTTTCTCGTTGAGTTAAATAGCGATATTGTGAGCAACTGGCAAAGGTGGGGCGAATGGTTGTGGGTGTGGATTTGGTGGTAACAAAAAGCCCCGATGGGTCGGGGCGATGATTATTTCTGATTACCTAGCTGAATAAAATCATCAATCCGTTTTCGAATAGCTTTCATTCTTTGTTGAATATATTTCTCTTCTTTGGTTCCAAATAAAGTGTCGTGATCTACCATAAAACGAACCGATACAGCTGTTTCTTCTGGGTTATCTTCATATTCAAAAGTAAGGACAACAAGTGGATCGTTTTCAGTATAACTTAGGCGAGCGTGGTATAAACCGATATAATAGGGCGAAGCACCATAAGATAAGCTACTATCTTTTGCCCGACCAAATAGGCGATCTTGGTTTTCAATGTAAATTTCAACAAATTGCTGTTGTTGCCATAAGGCGATTAATTCTGCCAAATTTGCCGAATGGGTTTCAATATCCTGTTCACTAAAACCTAAAGCAAGGCTAATTTCAGTAAACAGGCGATGGATTTCAACAAATTTAATATGTTTGCGTTCTAACATTTTGATTTGATTGTTTTAATTGTTGTTGTAGTACCAACATAGCATTTTTTTGAATTTCTTCTTTGGTTTTACCGACAATTCGTGTGCCACCAACTTGTTTTGTGCGTTCAACAATTTCACGAATATAAGGTGCATTTTTATTCATATTGTCCCTCCATTACATAGAAAACGTACAATATATTCTGCATTGTCGGCTTTTTATTTTCAGCTGTCAACAAAAAGCCCCGACTATTCGGGGCAATCATTACTCTTGAATGCGCTTATTGTAACTTTCCACACACGCTTCCCAGCCTTGAATTTCCACCTGACAAAGCTCAATGGTCGTTAAACTTTGGTCGAGGGATTTTGCAAGATCAGCGTTGGTCTTTATCTCGAACTTGGGGCTGTGGCACTGTTTTATTTGGGGGCAAAGTAGCGGAATTGGCTTTACTGTTCGATACTGTACCGCTTCTTTGGTTGAGCAACCGACTAACGTCAGTAGGCACAGGCTGATAGCTCCAAGATGAATTGTTTTCCAGTTCAAGTAAAATTTCATTGGTGCGTTTCTCCGCTTGGGTGAGCTTAGTTAAAACTTGTTGATGTAATTTATCCACCTGCTTTTGATACTGCAGAATATGTTGGTTTGCCTGTTCTAGCTGGTTGGCTAGGCTTTGGTTATCCGCTCGCACTAAAGCAATTTCTTCTTGTTTGGATTGGTTGTCCGCCTGCAGTGTTTTGCGTTCATAACAGAGAAAGGCATTAATGCAGACACCAATCAGCAAGGCGATAATCATCGCTTTGCCAAAACTTTTCTCAATCATACCGCTTATAATGCTAAACATAATGCTTTTTCCTTTTCACGTCGGATTTCTAAGCCACGCAGTTTTTTGCCATTGGCATAAACCCAACGACTAAACTGTTCACACATTGCAGGGCTGTAACCTTGATTGGCGAGTTTGAACAAGGTCGAATGTCGCATTGTTCCACAACCTGCATTGAAGGTAATAGATGTCAAAGCATCAAACGCCCCTTGTGGCATTTTTTTGCCGTTGGCGTAGCGGTTTACGCACCGTTCCGCTTCGGCTAAATCTTTTGCCCAGCGGTCAGCAATTTCTTTGTCGCTGTAAATTTTGCGTTCAATCTTACCGCTTGTGGCTTCGGTCGAGCCAATGCCGACGGTGAGTATATTCGCAGGGCAAACATAAGGATCTCGTCTGCACCCCTCAACGTTGCCGATAATGTCTAAGCCTTTTTGACTGGTGCGGATTTCAGGGTGATTAAGCTGTACTAAGCCGATAATTGCACCGATACCGCAGACCATCGCTCCGCCGAATTTAAGATTTTTGTTCATCGTCTAAAATGTCCTTTAAGTTGATTTTGTAACGTTCAAGGGCTTTTTCTTTCAGTTTGATTTCTCGGTCTTTGTAGTACCAATTCATCAATAGGGTAAACAAGCCGAATAAAATCCCCATAATCACGCCCCAATCGGGAAGGTTTAGGCTGGTTAAAACGGTCACGAATGCCCCCAATAGTGACGTGTTGTCATTTCTATCCATTTTGATTAATCCCATAGGCTCACCGTTTGCTTGGTAATCGTGGTTGTGGTGGTGATGTCTGGCATTTCGACCCGTTGCCCCATTTCCAAAATTGCCACATTTGCCAGTTGCGGATTGTATTCCAATGCAATTTCCACCAAGCCAGCCGTTCTGCTGTAATGCCTGAAAATCAGTTGGTCGAGTGTGTCGTGTTGGGTTGCGGTTAAAATCATTAGATAAGCTCCGATGTCCAACGTTTACGTTTGAGCATATCTCGAATAGCAAATCATGCATCACGGCGTAGGTCATCTACGGAATTTTCAAACTGCTCCGCTTTTTCTGCACCTTCTTTGGTGCTGTCAAAACTGCGGTAGCGTTCATAGAGATTTGCCATTGCAAAACAGAATACGGCTCGCTTGTAACGAGTAATCATCAGGTTTTCGCCGTTGATATGATCTGACGGTATGTCGTCAAAGGTGGCGTATTCCATTTGTAACGTGTGTAATTCCGCATTGACGGTTGCCATTGCTTCAATCACGGCAAACGTTAGGCGTTCATCTGTAACTGTGCCATCGGCTCGCATTGCGTGGCGAACGTCGACAAGCTCTATATCTGGGAAAAAGCCGTTATTGCTAATGGTAATTTGCGTGGGTGAAGATACCTGATTTTTATCCACGACCACTTTAGGTATATTGATGACGTGGCTCATTTGCAATCTATCTCCATAATCTGACCGCTTGCCAATAAAAAAACGGGGTGGGGGCTAATCAAGGCAATCAAGATCGCTTTTTCGCCCGCCCCGTCGGCTGCGTGGTTTGCTCGGTTTAGTCGGTGTCGGCTTGGTTTAACTGCTTCCGCAATTTTTTAATACTGCCTTGCACACCGATATTTAAATTCAGTTCTAATGCCCGTTCTAAGTAGCTGAGTGCCTTTTCAGGCTGTGTCGTTTCAAGTAGTAAGCCGATTTCACGATAGAGCCTTGCTCGACTTTCGTCTGGCATATCTTTCTCTTTGGTGAGTTCGTCCACTCGTAACAAGTAGCTTACTTCAAACGGCTTTTGCACCTTCAGGGCTTTTTTCGCTGCGTCAGCAAACTCTTCAGCCAGCATTGAACAAAGCGAACGACTAAAGCCGTCAGGCAATGTCAGGTCTTGATGAATAGCGTAATCGGCAATTTGTAAAGTAAGGTGATACTCGCCACAATCCACCGACCATACTTGCCACGTCATCAGCACATTGTCCTGTTTGCCATTGCCAGCACTCAATGCCCCTTCAATCCACGGCAAATAGTGGTGAAGAATGCTTTTTTTATAACTGGCTCGCTGTTCCATTGAGGCAATGGCTTTCAGGTCTTTTTTATGACGTGCCAGTAAGTAGAGCATTTTTTCGTATTCGTCGAGGTTTTCTAGCAACACTTGCTCATTAGAGTGAGCAAGTGCGGCGGAAGCCTTACGAAGATGAATTTGCGCAGGGGAAAGTCGTTCCATTACTTACCTATTTCACATCTTCCAGTACGATATTTTCAATCAATGCTGCACATTCGTAATCTTCGATTTTGTAATCGATATTTTGTGAAAGGTAATCTTCAATGCGATCACGTTTCGGATTGTTTTGGATAAAGCGACGTGTTGTACCTTCTTGCATATAGATTGAAAGGTTATCTAAGCGAGTAATTAACATCGCATTTTTCGGGAAGAATGGCACACGAATAGCTTTTAAGCCACCAATCTGTTTTTGCGATACGATCACTTGGCTTGCCAGTTGGTCTGTCGGTTTTAAGTCTTGGTTAATCATAGTGAAGTATTTATCGTGCAACACTTCACGACCGCAGATAACCACTAAATCCGTGTCTTCGGCGTAAACTTCGTGAATAAGATTATTGACGGCATCGGTCACTAGCGCGTCAAGGTTTTCATAACCTTTACCAGCATTCTCACCTGTGCCTTGGCCTTTACCGACTTTGATTTTATTCTCGGTATCTGCACCGCTCATTACTTTTGTGTCGCCCGTATCTTCACGGAGCTGTTGCAACCAACCTTTTTTCACATCTTGTAATAAGGTGTTTGAACTTGGATTTGATGTTGCTGCACGGCTTGTACCATTCCAACCCATCATAATTAAGTTAAGTGCAATGGTTTTTTGCGTTTGGCTGGCAACTTTTTCTTGGAAGTCAGGGTGTTTTGCCCATTCGTCTAAACGAGCCCAACGAATATGACTATCGAAATTGACTTGTTCACAATTGTAGGTACGTTTATCCAAATTGAGTAAATCTTTGGTTTGACGATCTTGTGCGTTGGTGTCGGTGGTGCTTGCAATAGTTTGTGCCACACCTAAACCGATCATTTCGCCTTTCATATTGGTCACGGTTGGCGTGTTAATCCATTGTAGGAATTGCGAATTTTGAAGTACCTTCTCTTTTAATTTTTGCTCAGGTGCTGCCTGTACGGAAAAACCTTCTTTGACATCATCGGCTGTTACACCGTTAAGATGTGCAATACGGGCAACATAGGCGTTATACAGTTGTTTGGTTTCATTCTTCATAAATGTTGGCTCTCTAGGTACGTTAAAGGTTAATTAGCAATCGGTTTCAATGACTGCAGGACCACCCGTAATTTCAGGGCGTGGCGTGTAGCCGTGTTCTGGCTCACTGCCGATAACATCAACACGGCTTTGTAAAGCGGTGAGATCGGAGGATAATTTTGCAACTTTCTGCTCGTGTTCGACCGCTTGTGTTTGCAATGTTGCATATTTTTCCGATAACTCGGCTAAATGATTGGATAACAATTCCACAGCTTGAGTTTGGTCGTGAAAGCGTTCATCGTCTTTTTTGCTTTTGCCGGTGAGTAAGGTTTTAACCTTATCAAACAGTGACGGCTCGACTTTCTTTTCATTGACTTCTTCAAATTCAAGTACAGTTTCGACTGCTGCAGTAAATAGATTTTCAGGCTTAATTTTGCGTGCGTTAAATGGGTTTTGGCTTGCACCTGCTGCAAACTTCAACATTTCTGTACCTAAACTTGCAGGATTGTCCGTTACCGCTAAACCAACCAAATAGGCTTCGCCCGTATCAGCAAAATTTGGATCTACTTCAATAGATGTATAAACTTTTTGCCCTTTTTTATTGAGTTCAATCAATTCAGGAGTAGGAGCAATCTCAGCAAGTAATTGTAATTTGCCATCTTCACGTTCTTCAGCTTTCACCGCAAGCACGTCGCCATAACATTGTGAATGTGGTTCATCTTTCCAGTACAGACGAAAATGAAGATGTTCCAAATTTACTCTCGCCCCGTAGGTGTTTTTGGGGTCGTAGTTCTTCGCCATCTGCTCAATCCAAGTACGATTAATAACTCGTCCATCTGTGGTTGCTCCTTCCGTTGCGACCACAAACCATTTTGATTTTGTTCCCATAAAATTACCCTTTGCGATTAATGTTCAAAATTGCCGATATGGTGATTGGATTTTCAAACAGGTGCAAAGCGTTGCGGTTGTTAAGCAGGATTTAACAAAAGGGACTGTTCTACAAACGCCGTCCGTTTCATAACAATAGCCATATTTTCAACGATGACGCAAAACAATGACGGATATTGCAACAAACCAAGCAGAAAAGACCGCTTTAATTAATATGAATACCCACCGTGAAGCACAATTAAAGTATTGGGCTGGCTATTCACTCACGGAAATTGCCAAAATGCTTAACATTCCTGTGTCCACTATCGCCAGCTGGAAAAAACGGGAAAAATGGGACGAAGCTACAATTTTTGAACGGGTGAGCGGTAGCCTTGAAACCCGTTATGTGTTGCTGTTACAAAAGGACGTAAAAACAGGATCCGACCTAAAAGAGTTGGATTTTTTAATGCGTCAAATGAAAGATGCCGCACGCATTCAGAAATATAACAACGGCGGTAATGAAGCCGATCTCAATCCCAAAATTCAAAATCGTAATCGTAATCGGGGTGAACGTAAACCTGCTGAGAAAAATCCGATTAGCCCTGAGCAAGAAGAGCTGTTGATTAATGGCTTTATGCAAGGAATGTTCCAATATCAGCGGAATTGGTATCAAGCAGGTGAAAAGCACCGTATTCGTAACATTCTCAAAAGTCGTCAGATTGGTGCGACTTATTATTTCGCTCACGAAGCCTTTATTGATGCGTTAAAAACAGGGCGAAATCAGATTTTCTTGTCGGCAAGTAAGAAGCAGGCGTTAATGTTCCGCTCTTACATTACCCAGTATGCACGCAAAACCGCCGATGTGGAGCTGAAAGGCGAAACGATTTTATTACCGAATGGGGCTGAGTTGATTTTCTTAGGTACCAATTCGGCAACGGCTCAGTCTTATCACGGCAATTTGTACTTTGATGAAATCTTTTGGGTGGCGAAATTTGACGAAATGCGTAAAGTCGCTTCCGCAATGGCTTCACAGAAACAGTATCGTCAAACCTACTTTTCAACCCCAACGACTATTGCCCATTCTGCCTATGACTTTTGGTCGGGCAAAGCCTTCAACCGTGATCGCCCTGAAAGTGAACGGGTGGAAATTGATATTTCTCACGCTAATTTGCGTGCAGGTAAATTGTGTGCCGACCGTCAATGGCGACAGATTGTGAACATCTATGATGCCGAATTAGGCGGTTGTAACTTGTTCAATATTGACGATTTGAAGTTTGAGAACTCAACGGCAGAATTTGAGCAATTATTTATGTGCCAGTTCGCCGATGATAATTCCAGCGTGTTTAAATTTGATGAGTTGCAATATTGTCAGGTGGACTCGTACGAAGAATGGAAAGACTTCAAGCCATTTTATCAACGCCCTTTTGGTAATCGGGAAGTTTGGATCGGTTATGACCCAGCATTTACGGGCGACCGTGCCGCCTTGGCAATTATTGCACCACCAAGAGTAGAAGGCGGTGATTACCGTGTGTTGCATACGGAAACCTTTCACGGCTTAGATTTTGAGAAACAAGCCGACAAAATTCGCCATTACACCCAATCTTACAATGTGACGAAAATCACCATTGACCGTACAGGTATGGGCGATGGCGTTTACCAAAATGTGAAAAAATTCTTTCCCCGTGCCGTCGGGATTACTTACAACGTGGATTTAAAAAATGAGATGGTGCTAAAAACGCTCAATCTTATCCAGAAAAAACGGTTGAAATTTGACGGCAAAGAGATCGCTACAAGTTTTATGACGATTAAGAAACAGACCACCCGAAGCGGTCGGCAGATGACTTATGTGTCTGACCGTTCTGCCGAAGCCAGTCACGGCGATATTGCGTGGGCGATTATGAGCTGTTTAGTGAATGAACCTTACGGCAATGCACAGGCTTCTAAGCGGACCATTATTCCTTTTAATAACTAGGTGATTTATGAAAATTGAACAATTTACTTTTGGCGATCCAACGCCAGTATTAGACAATGCCGATATTCTGAATTATTTCGAATCGGTGTTGATGTATGAGAAATATTACAATCCGCCTGTCGATTTTTCAGGATTGGCACGGGCAGTAAAATCGTCTGCACATCATCAGAGTGCGTTAGCAGTGAAGAAAAATATTCTGATGAGCACCTGTCAAACATCGCCGTTGTTGCCACGTTATGAGTTGGAAAAAGTGGTGCAGGACTATCTGATTTTCGGTAATGCTTACCTTGAAAAACGAATGGGCAAGGAAAAGCAAATTTTAGGGCTAAACGCACCGCTTGCGAAATATGTCCGCCGTGGTCGAGAGCAAGGTAAGTTCTTTTTGCTGGCTAATGGCTATCAGGAGTACGAATTTCCAAGCGATAGCGTTTTCCATTTGAAACAGCCTGATGTCAATCAAGAAATCTACGGCTTGCCTGATTATTTGGCTTCACTTCAATCTGCTTTTCTCAATGAATCTGCCACGCTCTTTCGCCGTAAGTATTATTTAAATGGGGCGCACGCAGGAAGCATTATTTATATGACCGACCCGATGGCAAGTGAAACAGACGTTGATGATTTAAAAGAGCAACTCCAACAAGCTAAGGGCAAGGGCAATTTTAAAAACCTGTTTTTATATGCCCCTGACGGCAAAGAGAATGGGATTAAAGTGATTCCGCTGTCAGATGTGGTCGCAAAAGATGAGTTTCTAAACATTAAAAACACCAGCAGAGATGATATTCTTGCAGCCCATCGAGTGCCACCTCAACTGATGGGTATTATCCCGAATAATACAGGCGGCTTTGGGGACATTGAAAAAGCTGGCAAAGTGTTCTTCATTAATGAGATCTTACCACTGCAACAACGACTTGCCGAGATTAACCAATGGCTAGGCAAAGAAGTGATTACCTTCAAGCCTTACATACTTCTCAAACAATAA